GATCACCATCCGCGTCTTCAGTAAGAAAGTTGACGCAATGTTTAGGGTGGATAGTTTCCGTGGGTGTGTAATCAATATCGTATTTACACGTAGGCATGTCACCTTGAGAATGTGAAATCAAAGGCATCTTGCTGTTAAGCTCAGATAAACCTTTAAGAACATCACAATGTGTAATCAAAGAAGCTACACCAAAATTCTCACCAGTACGACCAGCAACATGAAAACCCAAAATACATGGTCTTCGTTGTCGCGTGATAAGGGTCGCACAACATAATCCAGCGAATGTCGGACGTGGGTATTTATAACTCACTCCTTCAAACTCTTGATCAGTGGTAAAAGTTTGTTTAGATTCAATGAGAACAGTATCATTGGAGACTTCACATGTCTCAGCACGATGCACAATATCACAAAATAGTTTATCAGTCAATTCAAAGTTACCTTCTGCAAGGAATTTACACAAATCGGGGACTGATCCACCAGCTGTTAATCGTACAAGTGCTAAATCGTTAGGTATTTCGACCCAACACGATTCGTCGATGGTTTGGTAGAACCTGTAACCAACGGTACCATCATTAACACGTTTAACATGGATCATAATTTCCTTTGATCTCTTTAACATGTGTGCTGGCACCACCCATACGTTTCCGCGCATAGGGACGGCATCGCAAGATCCGCGATGCGTGACTCCAAATGAGTCAACATACGTGAATGTAGCATGTGCAATATATCGAGATACCAAAGCCGAAAGTCTTTCAACAGTAATGTTTTCAGACGCTTCAGATTTGGGAATCTTGACAGGTTGAACAGCTTTCCACGGGTTAGGACGGTCGGATTCAATTGTTACGGGTACAGACACAGCAGATCCTTGTGGATTCACTTTGCTTAAACCGCGCATCAATTTGATAGCCTGCCAAAGTAGATAGACAGAACCAACGCAACCACAAGTAACAATAGCGGCAGACATAACATCATCGCAAATGTACTTATTAGCATCGTTGAGGTTCTCCCAATCACCATCTTCATCTTCAGCCAACTGGCACAAAGCATCATGCTCTGATTCAGTCTTATTAAAGAAATTAAATAGTGAGTGTCGTTGGGGGATCACATCTACTTCAGGCTCATCGAAATCGCCCTGGTGTTTAAGGGAATGGTTGTAACGAAGTTGAGCTTCGTGAGTCAATGTAGACTCTGGCACTTGTTCGCGAGTAACATATTTAAGGTGGGTTTTCAACCTACCGTCAACAAGTTCACGATCAACTGCAGTGAATACGGAAACTTCCTCTACTGCTTCGTATGCACTTGCATCATCAGGAGGTGGTAAATCATGTTCGTGAGTCCAATCACCTCCGCGCGTAATTTCAGAATTTCCCATTTCGGAGCATTCATCAGATATTTCGGCTTGTACCTCTCTACCTAATCCAACTCCTTCATGGAAAGCGCATCCATTTGCGGTATCACACTCAGTGAGAGCCGCAGGCGCGATGACGCGCATGCATTGACGACATTCCATTTGTGGATCGCCATGCAAACAAAATTTCATTTCATACATTTCTTCGA